TAGAAAGAAATTTACCTCCAAGAATTACTAAAGGTGAACTTGTTAGGTATCTTACAGAAGCTGAAACGGCACCTGCACCGACAAGAGTGAAACCAACAACAAAACCGGGAACAAAACCAAGTCATCCAGGCAAGAATCCAAACCCTGGTGTCAATCCGGCACCAAAGGCAAAAGGAGATACTAAAGTCGCACCAACAAGAGTAAAACCAACAACAAAACCCGGAACAAGACCAAGTCATCCGGGTAAAAATCCAAACCCTGGTGTTAATCCGGCTCCAAAAGCGAATAGACCTTCTCCGGAAGAAGCGAAAGATAAAATTATGGATGTAATTATGCAAATCTTAGAAAAATAATAATGGCAAAGAAAATTAAAGAACAAATAGATTACGGGAATAGACCTGAAAGAATGGACCCAAATTTGGAAAGAAAACTTGCAAGTCCTGAGGGGTTATATGCTCAGAATCCTGCTATGAAAAAGAAAGAAGGGGACGTTCAAAGATTGATTAGTAATCGATTTCAAAAAGTTGCAGAAAAATTAAGTGAAGTTACTGGTATTGAAAATTTAAGTTCTCAACAAACTCAAAGTATGATATACCAAGAAATGATGAGAAAAATACCAAACATCCTGAGAATTGAAGCTGCTCATAGAGATGAATTAGAACAATTAGCGATTGAGTCTTCTTTGGAAGAATCCGAAGTTCCAGCAGATTGGTATAAAATTGAGGCTTATTTAAATCGAGAACCAATAGACATTTCAAACTTTAGAATGAAACCTGAAGAAGAAAATGATGACGAGGAAGAAAAAGAAGAAGGAATTGAAATCCCATCTTTTGATGTTGAGGATTTAACTAAAAATGAACTTTTTGAATTAGAAAAACATAAAAGAAATATTATCAACGCGATTATTCAAGGGGCTGCGAAGAAAGGACATTATATGTTTCAAAAACCGGATATTAAAGCGAGACTTGATGAAATTGACCCATCTCTTTATAGAGATTATTTAGGTATTATGGCAATTAATGACTTCCTATATTTTAGTATGGAACAAATGATTGAAAGTTTGAGTCAAACAGGTCAAGGTGTTGCAGGTAAAGTTGAGTTAGGAGATAATGATGACGAAGATGGAGAAGAAGGTGGAGAAGGAGAAGAAACTCCGGATACTGTAATCAAAGCATTTGGTTTAATTTTTCCTATTTTATGTCATGAAATTATTAAAGGTTTAGAAGAGGCTAAAGGTAGACATGGATTACCAAAAGACCCTGAAATGGCTCAAAGAGTTATGGGACAAACAGATACATTAAGTAACGAACCAATGCAATTAAGGATTGGTCCTGAAATTGTTGAACGAATTAGGTTTGCTTTACCTGATGATATATACGAACCTGAAAATAAAGGTTTAATAAACTGGTTTCATACTGTTTTATACCAAATTGAAGCTCAAGAATTTTTAGACATTATTGGAAATGCAATCTCTGAAGACTCTTCAAAAGTATCTAAAGCATCTGCAAGATTTAAAGAAATCATGGGAGAAGCGATTAAAATGAAAGAAGAATTTGAAGATTACAAAGAAGAAGAAGGTATTGAATCTGATGATGAAGATGACGGATTAGATGATTTCTTGGGTAGTTTAGGTATATCGAGACCTAAATAACCAAAAAACATCTTTTGAATAAAGAACAATTAATAATTGAAGTGACGAAGTGCATGAGGAATACTCCTTACGCACTTCGTACTTATTTACAGACATACGATAATACGGTCTCAAAATACGTACCGTTAGACCTATTCCCCGACCAAATTACTCTTATTGAGGATTATGATAATCACAATGAAAATGTCGCTCTAAAGTATCGACAAGCGGGCGTATCGACCGTAACTGCCGCTTGGGCGTCAAAAAAATTAGTCTTTGCAAAAAAAACTAAACCTGAAAAAATATTAATCATTGCCAACAAGTTAGATACTGCGGTAGAGATGGCTAATAAAGTTAGAGGGTTTACAGAACAATGGCCGTCATGGGTCGGAGTTGGATTCTCCCAAGAAAAAAATGCTCAACGACATTTTAAATTAACAAACGGATGTGAAGTTAAAGCGGTTGCAACCTCTCGAGATGCTCTTAGGGGTTATACCCCAACCATATTGATATTTGATGAGGCGGCATATATTGAAGCTGATGGTGATTTTTGGGCTGCATGTATGGCATCCTTATCCACAGGGGGTAAGGTTATAGTTGTTTCCACTCCTAATGGATATGACCCAATTTACTATGAAATTTATGACCAATCACTTAGGGGTATGAATGACTTCAAAGTGACTGAAATGTTTTGGCATCGTGACCCACGATATACAAAAGATTTGTATATGGTTAAAACAAACGATTTAGTTCACTTCTTATTAAATCGAGAAGAATATAATCTTGATGAGGTTGTAGTCAATCTATCAATGCCTAACCCATTTGAAAGAGACCATTCAATTGTAACGGATTATATTGAACAAGGGTATAAACCATGTTCTTCATGGTTTGAAGGAATGGTTAAGAAATTAAAATATGATAGACGTAAAGTTGCACAAGAGTTAGAATGTAACTTTTTGGGTTCCGGAGATAATGTATTTGATTCGGATATGATGCAAGATATTTCTAAAAATCAAGTTAAGGACCCACAAGCCAAAATGATGGGTGGTGGTCTTTGGATTTGGAAAGAGCCGGAAAATGGACATAAATATGTTATGGGTGTTGACGTATCTCGAGGAGATTCTGAAGATTTCTCAAGTATTGAAATAATCGATTTTGATGCTCGTGAACAAGTGTTAGAGTATGTTGGTAAAATCCCACCAGATGTATTGGCAGAAATTGCGTATAAATGGGGAACCATGTATAGTGCTTTTTGTGTTGTTGATTTAACAGGGGGTATGGGAGTTGCAACTGCAAGAAAACTTCAAGAAATGAATTACCAAGGTGGATTATATGTCGATGGTGTTGATATGACCAATAAATGGAAATACGACCCAAAGATAAATGAAAAAATACCGGGGATTAACTTTAACTCCAAAAGGGTTCAAATTATAGCATCGTTTGAAGAGGCAATGAGACATAAGTTTAGAATCTATTCAAGTCGTTTATATAATGAAATGAATACATTTGTTTATATCAATGGACGACCTGACCACCAAAAAATGCATCACGATGATTGTATTATGAGTATTGCTATGGCAATATATGTCGCTGAGAAATCATTCCAATCATTAGAAAAAGTCACTAATCACACAAGAGCAATGTTAAATTCTTGGTCGACAGCGGTGACAGAAAATAAAAACTCCTCGGAATTCTTTAACCCAATGGTTCCTCAAATGGGTAGACAACAACCAATAAATCAGGGTCCGACTAGAGAAGATTACCAAAAATACGGATGGTTATTTGGTGGGTAATACTATTTATATTACTGAGGAAATAAGTAAATTTAAATCATGAGCGAACAACAAAATAATATGACGGTATGGCAGAGATTATCCCAAACATTTGGGCCTAATTCTCAATTAAATCAAGATTATCCAACTTTTAAGTTTGATAAAAAGGAATTACTACGTACCAAAAGTAAAGAAGAATACGAGAAAGAAAAGTTACAGGCGCAACAAACCTTTTATTTAACCAATCAATGGGCAAAAGTTGAGAATAATTTATATTCTCAGGCAATCTATTATGAACCGTCAAGATTATCAGCACAATACGATTATGAGTCGATGGAATATACTCCTGAAATATCAGCAGCATTAGACATCTATGCCGAAGAATCAACCACAACAAATGAGGATGGATTCATATTACAAATTTATTCTGAATCAAAAAGAATAAAAGGGGTATTAGCCGATTTATTTAATAACTCACTTGATATTAACACCAACCTTCCAATGTGGACAAGAAACACTTGTAAGTACGGTGACAACTTTATTTTCTTAAAATTAGACCCAGAAAAAGGAATTGTCGGGGTTCAACAATTACCAACAATTGAAATTGAAAGACATGAAGTTGGAGTAAGTGCAAAAATATCAACTGATATAACTAAAGAACTGGATAAAGACAAAAAATCTCTTCATTTTACTTGGAAGAACAAAAATATGGAATTTCAATCATGGGAGATTGGTCATTTTAGGTTATTAGGTGATGACCGAAAAC